CGCCTTATAGTCCACTATAGTAAATGCAAACGATAATTTTGCATCTCAAGATTTCGCTCTAGCAGCGTAATCGGATAGGGTTTCGGGGAGTTCCTAGTAACAGAATACTCCCCACTTTAAGGATTACCATGTGGTAATTCAAACTTTGTCATGATAAGGAGATATTAAATTATGGCTACTACTACCCAGACCGCTAAGGTCGCTAACGCACTTGTGAATGGTGCAGAACTAACCGCAAAACAGATTTCTTCACGCTATGGTGTGAAAAATGTTCGTGCAGTTATCAGCAAACTTCGTTCAGAAGGTTTTTCAATCTATCTGAATAAGCGAGTATCGTCTTTTGATGGTGAGACATATATGAAGTATATGATCGGAACGCCAACAAAAGCAGTTGTTGCTGCTGGTTACGCCGCTCTTCGTGGTTAAAGAGCACTTCATACTAACGCACTAAGGCGAGTATGATTTTATACTCAAAGACAGGAGTTATAAGATATCAAAGTCTGAGAGTTAACATAAAGGAGATGCGTGGAGTTGGAGGCCAGTGTAAAAACTAACCGTTATTCCCAGTGGCCTAGGGAACGCAGGGGGTGGTGCCTTTAAACACTAGACCGATGGACAGGTCTTTAATTAGTGTGCTTCGGGTGATGCCGTAATACATCCGTGAGGGGCCAACGGTTAGCCCCTCGACTTTTAAAGGTATAAAATGAGTTTAAATACACCTAAGACGTTCACATTAGAAATTGAAAAGATTGCAAAAGAAAAAGCAATTACACATATGGAAGCAGTATTGTGGTATTGTGACAAAGAGGGTATCGAACCAGATACAGTTGGTTCACTAATATCAAAAGGTCTTAAAGAAAAGATCGAAGCTAACGCAAGAGAATTAAATTTTTTACCAAGACAGGCTCAACTACCGATATAGACAATGGAACCGATTGACGTTTACCTGATGTATTGCGCCATGAAAGCTCACTTCAGTAAAAGTAATTATGACTATGTGAAGTATGATGGAAAGACCAAAGTTTCCAGAGATTCTTTTTGGAAACGCAAGGACAGGTATTTCTTTGTTAAGATATCAAAGAAGTATGATGATCCAAAAGATTACTTCCTAGCAAACTTTATCAAAGATCGTAGAGGATACATTGCTAACTTCAGTGACGAAAACTATGAGTCATGGAAGCTAAAACGGCAAGGGTTCTTTAATGAGTTTGTTATTGAGATGACTCCTTTGGTAAAGGAGTTTGAACCATTGTTTAAGTGTAATGGAAATAGTCACCCTAAATTACTAAGAGAATATCTTGGCAAAAGGATTTCACTAGAGACTATGATTATTCTTGATGATCTGGTTGAGTTTAGTGATAAATGGGATAACGAAATGTCTGATGATATTGTCTGGCCAGATGTAAAAAAATTGATGAAAGATTANCAAAGGTTCTTGACAATTGATAAAAATAAGTATAAGATGAAGCTATTAAAACTTATAGAGGAGTCCAGTTGTGGATAGCAAAGTTGAAAGGGTATTTGATTACCCAAATGAAAAAGAAACCTTGATCAAAAGGGTCAGGGAACTTGAATTTGATCTTGCAGAGATGTCTGTAAAGAACGAAGAGTTGATGGAGAGAGTTAAGAAACTCGCCAATCGTCAACCCTCTTGGCCAAAGGGGTATCGTCCTCAACGCAGATTTCAAAAAAGTAAATGAAGTTTGCCTCTATAGTTAAACGGTATAACAGTTGATTTGTAATCATCAGTTCTTAGTTCGATTCTAGGTGGAGGCACCACAAGGAAAATAATGGAAACTGACAATTTCATAATGGAGTTTGATAACTTCTATTCTAAGGAAGAGTGTGAAAAACTCATAAACATATATGAGAAACATGCTGAATCAGGACTTGTTCTTAATCGGCAAGATGGCCAAGGTGCTTCCAGTAATATGGTTGATGACATTCAATTATTTTCTGATGATTTAATATCATCTTTAGAGGTTGATATCAATCTTTGTGGTTGGGTTAGTGAATTTAATAGACTTTTCTGGAAATATGCATATCCGCCTTACAATAAAAAATATGGTATTCTTAATGATTATGATCCTCATGGTAACAGGTTCATGAAAATACAAAAAACAGAACCAGCACAAGGTTATCATATCTGGCACTCAGAAAACACGCAAAAGCATCATTCCTCAAGGTTATTAACTTGGATACTTTACCTCAACACAATTGAAGATGGTGGTGAATCTGAGTGGCTATATCTCTCCAAGAGATCAAAGGCACAAGAAGGTAAATTAGTTTTATGGCCTGCTGGATTTACACACACGCATAGGGGCAATCCTCCTCTAAAAGAAACTAAGTATATCATGACAGGATGGGTGGAGATGCATTGATGGAAGTTAATTTAGTAGATCATATGGGCAGTGACTTATCTGTAGTCAATGCCGCTAGAGTTAGTTTCTCTAAGAAAGCAGATTGGGGTTGGAATGATGGCCTGTACTTGAAAGATAAAGATGTCAAGTTAGTTAATTATCTCGCAAAGCACAATCATTGGAGTCCCTTTGGTCATGCATCTATGCAATTTCACATCAAGGCTCCAGTATTTGTCGCTCGACAACTGGTAAAACATCAAATAGGCTTGACATGGAATGAAGTGTCAAGACGATATGTTGACGATGAACCAGATTTTTATATTCCTGATTCATGGAGAGGTACAGCAGAGAACAAGAAACAAGGTTCTTCTGATGATGAGATTGATATAAATCCTCACGGTAGATTAATCGATGAATATGAAACTGTTTTAAGAAGTGCTAAGTGGGCATATGAATATTTGTTAAGTAGGGGTGTTTGTCCAGAACAAGCTCGCATGGTTCTACCACAATCAATGATGACCGAATGGTATTGGAGTGGCACTCTGTATGCGTTTGCTCGTGTGTGCAATCTACGATGCAAACCAGATGCACAGAAGGAGACACAGGATGTTGGATGGGGTATTGACGAACACGCAAAGAAGCTCTTTCCTGTCTCATGGAACGCTCTACGGAATGGATAAAGCCCTTATCATAGGTAATGGTGAGTCACGGTCATGGTTTAAACCATGTCATCAACACATCTTTGATGAAAGTGTGGTGACATGGGGTTGTAATGCTATCTATCGTGATGGTTCAAATGTTGTACATAATCTAGTTGCAGTTGACTACGGTATGCAACAAGAGATATACGACTCTGGTTGGTGTGATGAAAATCCAGAGTATGGTGGCATACACAACGTGCATTTTGCTAACTGGAATCCTGTACCAGCTGAGGTTGCAGACATGATGTTTATGGGTTATGACATACCAGAAGCATTTATACACAAGAGCAAGAATAGAACATCTGAGTGTGTGATACAGGGTAAAGACCCAAATACATTACAGGAAAAGATTGAGGTAGCCATTCAGATGAATCCTAATTTAGATATTCCAGACCTCGTACAGAAAATGGAAAAGGATGTTGGTGTCTGGATTACCTATACCAATGATATGAATGAGGTTGGTATTCGTGATGTTGTCACTCCTATAGACTTTCCTATCGGTTGGTCTACTGGTAACACCGCAATGCATCTAGCATGTCAATCTAAACCAGAAGAAGTTTATGTGTTGGGGTTTGATCTATCCTCTTATGATGAACCATTGAACAATCTCTATAAGGGAACGAATAACTATCTTCCAGCTGACTCAAAAGGATTTAGCCTTGAGAACTGGTTTAATCAGATGCACACGATTTTTAAAGAGTTTAAGGATATAAACTTTTATTGGGTTGACCCCGTTAACTATCAGACGGACCTGCCAAATGTAAATCCCATGACGATGGCAGAACTTTGTGAAGAGTTAAAAATTGTGTGACCTATATATAATATGATAAGTGACTTGACTTATCACACAAAACAGTATATATTAAGTAAATTAACATACGATAACATAAGGAGATACATATGTCGTTAAGTACACTCAAGAAGTCTAATTCGTTAGACAAACTGCTCGGTGCAGTTGAAAAAGAAAATGCCCCCCAAGATAAGAAGTCCTATGTGGATGAACGCCTGTGGAAACCACAGCTGGATAAGACCGGCAATGGTTATGCAGTCATTCGTTTTCTTCCAGCGGTAAAGGGAGAAGATTTACCTTGGGCAAAGGTCTGGAACCATGCGTTTCAAGGTCCAACAGGTCAGTGGTATATTGAGAACTCTCTTACTACTCTTAGTCAGAAAGACCCTGTATCAGAGATGAACTCTGCATACTGGAACTCTGGTGTTGAGAGTGACAAGGAGATTGCTCGTAAGCAAAAGAGGAAGTTGCAATACTTCTCCAACATCTTTGTTGTTTCTGATCCTAAGAACCCTGAG